CAGTGTCATTGGGCCAGCCAACCGAAATGGCTGTTGGGAACCATTCTTGACAATTAGTCTCGTAAGGCACTGGAGCAACCGTCGTGGAAGGCTGTGAGACAGTCGTAGAAGGCTCTGTGAGCGCCTCAACCCGTTCCGCCTGCTGTTGGGGCGTTAAATCCTGTAAAGCGATCGTAGAGCGAACAGTTGTGGTGGGTTGATTAGTCGAGTCAACACCACCTACTGCTAGAGCTGCACACATCAGATAAGTAAAAAGGGATAAGCCTAGAAAACGACGTACGTTCATGATTCCTCCATTAGTCGGGTTTTGAAGTCGGGAACTGTCTACCGACTCTACTCGGTGCTTGTCAAGGCACTACGCAATGAGGCTTGGGAACTGCTCAATCATGCGTTGTACCGCTGGAGTCCATGTATCACCCGTGACATATTGCAGGTGCCATGCCTCAAAGTTTGGGTTCTTAGGGTCAGATACAGCCCAAGTGAAACCGTATTCAAGAGCTTTACAAGTGCTGAAACCGTCACCTAACAACCATTTGCAGATCGGTGAATTGAGTCCACAGTTAGCAACATCTATCGCTAATCCCCAACCATGATCCGAGTGACCTGGTGTAGCACTAGGGCTTTTGCCTGGCTTCAAATACCATTTCTTGCCTTCCCAAATACGCACGACTTGTGGCACACGGCCACCGTCCGTAGTCGAGTAACGATCCTTGAACATGATGAGTTGCGTTGCGTATGTTCGGTATGCGCCGACTTGGTTGCACACCAGCTTGTTGAAGTAAGCGTCTAGTCGTAAACAATTCCATGCTGTCGCAGCGTGTTGTTCTAGTTGTCCCGATGGCGCTTGAATTGTGCGTAGGACTGCTTTGTCAACTTTGCCGTTTGTTTGTCCGGTCAGGTCGGTTGGCTTGATGATTGGCAGTACAGGGAACTTCATTGTGCTTTTTTCTTAATGATTGGCTCGACTGGTTTGTTGGTGAGTGCGGCCATGCCGTTTCCGACTGAGTAGCCGACAATCATGGTGATGATCGGTAAGCCTTGGTCTTGGTCTATTTGTCCGACTGCGATGAGTACGGTCATGCAGATTAAGCCGACTAGGGCTATGAGTGCTTTAGAAGGATTAAAGGTCATGACTCGGTCGTTTCGTCTGGTACCTCTCCAATGGTAAGCAAATACTCGGCGTATTCTGCCTCGGTCATTTCCCGAGTTATTGTTTCGCCTGTCTCGGCGTCGTGAATAGTTGTTTCTGGTCTCATGTCTATGCCTGCCTGTATCCGTAAACTCTGACAATTCCCGAAATGGTAGAACTAAACGAAAGAGTGAAGCCGTCATATTGAGCGGCTAAATAATGTATGGCGTTACCAAAACCTGCTTCAAGCCCTGAGTCATTATTACGGCCACCACCCTGCCACGATAGGTTGGTATACCCTAATATTTGCGGGCTTAAAACTGTCACTCGACTACCGCCCGCCGAGCTCGCTTGGGCCACATATCCGACACGGGCCGAGCTGACCGCTTGTACCCCCGAGAAATTGTTGTTTGTCTGAGTGCCACCCGAAACGCCCATAAGAATGCCTACCGAGGTATAGCTTGATACCGAGTTGACGCCGCTAGCCCTGTTTTGGTAAAGAAAATATGTTGAGTTACTTGCGTTGTTAACGTTTATAAGTATTTCATAGTTTTGATATGCCGAATTAAAACAGTTGTTTATTGAAACCGATGTACCGCTGATATTGCTACTTGTCAAATACACAAGACCGCCGTTGTTCAAATAGATGTTGGTATCTGAAGCGGTAAGGACTTCGCCCGATGTAAACGTTTTAATAGCCATGTTTTCTCCTCAACCTAAAAAGTTCACGTTCAATTTGTCTGAATTTAAAATAAAACTGTGGTTATCTAACCAATTACCCAACAACAAAGTTACTTCAGTATCAGCCGGAGTCACATTAATAGTTCGTCCCTTAATAACAGACTCAGCGGTCTGTGAAGAAGCACCCGATCCAGTCCAGGTGATCGTCGCTTTTTGCCATATCCCGCTTGTAATAGACAGCAAGTTGTACCAACGTGAATGTGCTCCGCTAGCCGCTTGGCTTTTAATCATTGAAGCAGTAACGCTTAACGAAGTTGGTGTAAATCGACTTGTGCCATATCTAGTCACTAGTTTGCTCGCCATAGTGTCAGACGCAATATCGGATTCACTAAAAGTAGAGGTAAAAGCAACTGTACGAGAACCGTAAGTCGTAATGTTTGCACTACTTTCGGACTGTTCAGTTAAGCCTGCTTTAAGACCTTTAATAATTGCGGTTGAGATCAAAGTGTCGTTATTAAATGATTGAGTGAAAGATTCTGCGCTAAAAGGAAGTTTTGTACCACTAACAAAACCCGATGGTGCGAACTCTAAATCAACAGTATTCAAAACACTTCGAGTGTTATAAAAAGGTAAACTCACTACGGTATATGAAGCATTAATTCCAGATTCTGTAATAGTTGTCGGCCACATTACGTCATTTGCCGAAGGTACAAAAGCAGTTTGTAAAAGATCTGCGGCACTATTAAAAGTGGTTGTTTGAGTTTCAATTCTTTCGTCACCATCACCCAAATTGGTATAAGCACCTACACCAACAGTTTTTCCTAATTTTGGATATTGAACATAGGTCCTACCAACATTGCTTAAAACGTTTGTTATAGCACCCACATAATTAATGTTTACTGCAATTGGTATTGCAGCTGGGACAGCACGGCCAGCGACAGTTAAACCATCTAAAGCCGTAATAGTGACCGTGGAAAATACGCCGTCATCAACCAAAGTGAAATTAGTGACCACGCCATGAAACACTGGAGTATTCGTATCAGCGCCACCAACATTAGTTAAGGCGGAAACAAACACGCCTTCAGCAAACCAGTCAGTGCTTGAATAAGTGCCACCGCCACCCGGTGTTAACGCACCGTCCTTATTAAGCAAAGTTATTTGACAGATACCTGTACCAATCACATTGACATCAACGGACTGCTGGATGTTCATAGACAAGACTCGAGAAGTAAAATTAGTTGGACTTGCGACCGAACCAATCTTTATTTCCCACGATGTATTAATGCTCATCGTCGTATCGCCGTCGTGGTACTTATTGGGACTGCCCCGTTATTTCTTGACCATTGTTGAAGAGCTGCGACGACAGCGTTCGGGTCTGCCGAAGTGACTGTCACGTTTATTGTGTTGCCACCTAAAGCATTGTTTGGTGTGATGCTTCCAGACGAGCCAGGCGTGAACAGTTCGGGTCCACGCTCACCAACAAGATAAGTACCGCCACCCATGACCGGACCACCGCTAGCACGAGCACCAGAGATACCAGCAAGGGTTAAAGCGTCAAACTCGCTTAGTCCGCCGTACTCGGCACCTCGAGCAAGATACGTTGCGTACTCAAGCGCAGCTGCTGAACCCTGAGTCTTGAACCTGAACAGGATTTCTTTGGATGAGATGCCGTCCATAGTGCCCGAGATACCTGCGAGCACTCCAGCGTATGTCGCCAGTTTTGCTTCATAGTCATCAATGTCTGCTTGGGCACCTGTGCCGAACGCTTTAGCAGCTGCGGCTTCAAGTTCGGCTAAATCAGTCTTGGCGTTGTCGAGTGCAACTTCCCGATCCAATGTCCCGGTCAGATTTTTCCAAGCAGTATCAGCGTTAACAATTGCAATCGTGGCGTTACTGGCCGCAGTCGCAAAATTATCTAACGGATTTTTTGCTTGCCTAATTGCTTCCTTCAATAAATCGGCATCGTCTCGAGCCAATTCCATGTCCTCAGCAAAAACAGGGATGACTTCCTTTTCGTCTTTGAACAAACCGAACATGAAACCAGCAGCATCTTTGACACCATTGATTGCTGATTTGGTCAGGGCAAGAGGCGACAAGTTTTCTATCATCCAAGTAGCGCCAGGGATACTCTTAAACGCGTTTCTTACATCATTAACAACCCCAAGAATCTCGCCAAGGTCAGACAAAACTGGAACTAATTCCTCACCAACTGAAAGCGATAACGCTTCCAATTTTTCTTTGAGGTCGTCCATTGTGTCACGAAACTCTTTAGCCTTTTCGAGTTCTTTCGGGTCAATAATTTTGGCGTCCGAAACATCGTCTAAAGATTTCTTAAGATCGGTTGCACCCATTTCAATAAGGGTTGACATTGACTGCCAGCCCTTACCAAGCAACTGTGCAGCAACCTTTGCTTTCTCGGCTGGGTCCTTAATCTTTTTAATACGATCAATTGTGTTAAGGAATGTTTCATTAACGTCTAATGAACCGTCTTTAAGATAAACAAGGTCTACGCCAAGTTGACGAACTTTGTCAGGGTCAGCACCGATCGTTTTGTTAAGACGGCCAATAGCGCCTTCAATGGCATCAATCGGTACGCCGATATCGCCACCAACTTCCATATATCTGGAAGCATCCTCAATTGCTAAACCTGTAGCAGTCGCAAACTTCTCAGCGTTCAACGCTAAATCTTGAAACGCCTTAACACCATCAGCTGCGAACTTGCCGAAAGCGACACCACCAGCGACAGCAAAACTTGCAGCGTTAGCACCTACAGCATCAAAGATAGATTTAGAGCCAGCCTTGAACTTGCCCATTCCACCTTCAGCGTTAGCAACCGAAGTCTTGAAATCACCAAAGGCTTTCTTAGCGTCTCTAATGCCTTTGTCTTGAAGGTCCGTAATGATCGGAATACGAATAGCCATTACAGCACCAACGCTTTCGTTAACTGGCTGATCTGAGCCATCACCTCATCAACAGACTGCTTCATCTCAGATTCAACTTGACCGGCATTGTTCTCATAAGCACGCCACATCACTCGAGGCTTCTCTCCCCAACCGTTTAAAGCATTAGCAAGACGGTTCGGGTTAGTGCCAGCAAACTCCACAATTGAAGCTGCAGCGTCCTTGTTAACAATCGTGAGAACAGCATCGTTTTTCTTTGACAGAGACGTCTTGACAGAGATGCCACGCACAGCTGCGCTTTGAACATACGGAAACAAACCTCTACCACCAGGTGCCCAAGTGCGACTAATACCAGACGGCCAGCCACCATTTTTTTTAGATGGGTCGCCATACGGATACAACTGTTTCGCTTCATCAACGACAGGCTTCAAAATCTTTTTAGCGTCCTTAAAGAACTGTTTCTGAACTTCAGGTTTAACCTTTTTCAAAGCCTTCAAGGTGGACTCAAGTCCTTGAATCTGCATTGACATGGTTCACCTCTCTTTCAGAATCTTTGCGACTGTCGAGAGGTCGTCTGAATCAAAGTCTATACCAGGTGGCCAGTAGCCAGTTATGACTAACAGCTGGGCTAGAGAGTAGCGGTGTGATCCGCTTTCGTAGGGTTTGAGGA